GCTCCCTTGGCGGGTGCTGGACTCACTTCTCCTGGAGAGGATACAAGTGAGCGGTGACTCTGGTTAAGTCACCCCGTACCACCCCCCGGTGGTGCGGACCAACCAGTTTTCCTTCAACGTCTTTCACACTCATCATTTTCCACCCAATCATGGGCGAGCAACTCTTCCTTCACCCCAAGAATCTACCATGTCACATCAGTACACAGTAAACAATCAGGAGGCCTCAGTTGCCAGTGTCAGAGTCTTGTAAAAGATGGCAAGGTTCCGAACTGGTCGCGTGGGGTCACCCCCACACTAGATATTCAAGCATCTCTGCCTCATTTTCCTTCTCAGCCTATTGCAGAGAAGCTACAGTAGGATCGATGAATTCGATTCGATAGGACACGTATACAGTCCCCACAACAGTGGCAGTATTATCTGGAATACCGGCACCTGCAAAGGTACTGACATTCAGGTAAGCTGGCGTCGTCTGGTTTAGACGGGCCAGGGGTCCATCTGCTGATGAGAAAGGAGCAGATGGATCCACAACATACCAAGGTTGTGTGGCATGCATACGTGTACAATCGCAGTCCAGAACCAGCATCTCCCCCTCCGCACCTCGAGGGCGCTTAGATCGGACGTCGCCTATCTTCGTCCCCGCATACAGGGGGGCAGAAAGATACTCGCCGCAAGAGCTAAGATTGGCCGGATAGGTGTAAGTAGGGAAGGTACCGGTTACAAACTTCAGGGCATTCTCTGAATCATATAGGATACCCATCTCGAGTTGACCACCGATGGTCACGGGAGAGAGTGTCACATATGACACAGAGAGTTCCAAGAAGCGGAACTTACTGTAGTTTCTCGCAATCTGGGACAACCAGGGGAAATTGGACGAACGACCAGGGTTGAGGTCAAATTGACGTCTAACTCCGACAGAAGGGGCTGTAGTATCTCTGAACACCTGAATGGGGTCCGTAAGGGACATCCGCTCTGTGTTAGAGACAATACAGCCACTTGCTGTACTAGTCACCCTAGGTGGACGATTTCGGTAAACTACCGAGATGCCACCGGTGTTGGAGGTAGACCCCAGTTTGACACTACCCATGACGGGTCCAGTCTTCCTTGATTGCTTCTTCTGAGTCTTCTTTTGTGTTTTAGCCATGAGATATATTTCATGCCCCGGGGGGGACCATTGCAGGGGGATCACACCGTGGTCTCTTCTCGCATATCCTCTTCAGGGTGTGCCTGGAAAATCTCATGGAGGTAAGACGCATCATCCTCATACCGAACACCGACCAGATCCCTCGGCCGGTGCCATGCTGGTCTATAGGCCCACGTACTGTTGTTGAGAACCTTGTGTAAGTAGTTCTCCGGAAGGGGAGGAATCCCCCCCGAGGAACGACTTGCAAGTAGGAATTGACGCCAGCGACGTGCGCCAAAGATCCTGACATGCTTCACACTGGACAGATCCTCAAACCACCTTCTGGTTGCCATCAACGTAGAACCCAATCCCATATCCTGCGAGTAAGGGTCGAGGTAACCCTTAAACCACAATGCCGGTGCCCGTGGGGGGCCATAAGCCTTCCCATAGTCACACGGACCCCAACTGTACTCACCATCCGTCTGGATGCGGATGTGGGCCTCGTAGCGCCTGCAGATCTTACTGTAGATGTTACGAGTACCCTGACGAAAGTCAAAGATGCCCAGACGATGGGCATTCATCCACACCAACTGATTGTGAGTAAACTTGTGTTTGGGGGAGGGGACGCGGGCACCAAATGCCCCATACTCAACGGGCCCATACAAGGGACCTGGGTAGTTCTTGAGAATGGGATAGTACTTCCGGAACATGGACAGATACTTAGAGGATTCCCTAGTACTAGCCGTACTAGTGAATTCCCTAAATAGCTGTGCAAGCTGTTCCCAAGGAAGTATCTGTCTTCCAGTCTCAAGATCCACCTGTCTCTCTATGGGCATGTTGAGTAACCCCACATTGGGAATAGTGAGAGGACGCCATCTTCCCAGCAGTTTATCATAAGTGCAGTAAACGGAGTTAACCAAGGCAAGACGGTTGGAATAGTAGTTCTTCCCCAGGGAGAACTCCAAACCAACACACCGTGTCGCGATCTTCCAGGATCTGTACTCTTTGACATTTGCCGGAAAGATGACATCATCCCCATTAATTCGCATGAAACGGGAACGGGGGACTGCCATGCAAGAGGCAGCCCGGTTGATGACACACAGAAGGGGAAACGACAGTATGTGGCCCATCATCTGCCCTCGGGTGACCGGGATGGGATCAGGAACCCCCTTAAGGTCCAGCGCAGCGTGACAAAGACTGTGGACACATAGCTTACGAAGAAATGCTTCGGTTGACGGGTGAGATCCCTTGGGGATCACAAACCGCGTTCTCTCAAGCATTGCTTCACAAGCTTCTCGGGTATAGGTGAGGAAGATATTGTCAGTGGCGGCTGAGTAGTCACCACTAACAATCTTCTCCCCCTTTCCCGTCCGCAGGCCCTCAAGGGCCTGTTCCACAGAGGCACCACCTATTAACTGAAAGGTGGGACACTTCCGCATCTTTCCATGCCAGGCCTTCTGGACTGGCGTGAGAAGCTGAAGGAACCACTCAGCCTTTGTCACGATACGAACCTTTAGGGGCTCGGTGAGCCCAGTCGCGCCTACCAGGATTGGTTTCCATTCCTCCTCTGGCATGCCCAACTCCTCGATCGCCGCCTGGAACAGGTGACGAAGCATTCTTTCCCACAGTTCCTGGTCCAGTCGGCCCTCCATGAGGTCTGTCTCAGTGAGTCGCCACATGTCGAGTACTTTTCGGACAGCGGGGTCCATCAGGAAGCCTTCAAGCGGGAAATCCCGAATGTAGCCCTGTAGTCCACCCTCTGTACGTGAGTATTCATGACATGCGGAAACACTTGGGGGGAACGCCTTCGTATAGTCGGCGTACATGTAATCCCCCTCTGGACAGAACTCATCCAGAGTCTTCTGGATCTCAAGAAACATCCTCCTCCTCCGAGGCAAGACGTCTGGCTCCGGTCGGGCAATGGCCTTCGAGAAGTCCACAACCTTTTCCCTCACCATTTCTGCAGTGAAAGACGGAAACAGTCTCTTGGAGTACAACAACAGTGCACCTACCCGTATCCTACGGGCCGTTCCACTTCCAGTCACTCGATTACGCATAAAGGTCCTGAAGGACGGCGTAATCAGGTGATAGGGATTAAATCTCTGAGGTGGTGTATCATCATGGAGCATGTGTGGCAGCCAGAAGGCTGTCCATGACTTCAGGATGGACATCAGCTCAGGGACGGAATGGCTTGGAGGCTGGGGGCAAAGGATACGCTCGAAATTGTATCCCAAGAGACTGAAGGAATCAATGAGTGCGTCGTTGGCTTTTTGCCAACATCCCTTAGCGCTCAACCTTGTTACCTGGACTGGGTCGGATACCAGTTCGGGTAGCAGTACACGAAGGTCAGCACTTGTCGGTGGTCCACTCAGACCACGACGAGACTGCTTGTCTTTCGACATCCGGGGGGCGTGTCTCCCCGCGGCAAGGTGTTTGCTTTTGGCAGACA